CCATGAACTTCTAAAGCACCTGTAGTTACAGTTGCACCAATATAAGCGTTAGCTTTAACTTTGAAATCATCAGTGTAAATATTATTACCCGATAATGTACAGTTGGTATTAGCTGTTGCACTATGGTTAATAAAAAACCCATTACCCATAATCACTAATCTACCACCACACGGATTTTGAACATCAATACTAGATGTTTCAACAGTAGTGGATAATAGATTTAAAATTACACCAGTATAAACACGTTGTGAAATATAATCATTAGCATCTTTGAATGTAGCGAATAATCCGCCAGCACCTACATTAATAGTAGTGCCGTTTTTGATTTTAGGTGATAATAATTCATGTCCACCATTTTTGTAAACTACTTTATCACCAACAAGCAAATAACTATCAGCACCAAGAGCGCAGCCATTAATAACAGTACCTACAACCTTACCAGCTGTAGCAACTTCAAAAACTGTACCATCTTTCATTTTAGCTAATGCAGGTGTATCAGTGCTCGCATTGTATGCGTAACTAGCAAAATTGAGTGTATTTTTTAAGTAACTCATTTAGATTTTCTCCCATTCAGTTAAACCAACTGATGCCCGTAATTGCATCATTTCATACGGCATTAATAATTCAGCACCAGCAACACCATCAATAGTATTTGCACCTTGTGGGACTACTGTGTTACCAAAGAAATTACCGTTTTTAATAACGAAAATATCACCAGCTTTTACAGTAGATAATAATGGTAGAGTAGTAGCAATATTAGCACCAGTTAATTTAGCAAACTTTTCTGTAGATGTAAGTGTTGTATTAGCACCAACTGTTTTTTGTGTTTTAGCAATTCCAGAACCGCTTCCAGTAATATCAGAACCTAACAACTCGACTTTGTTTCCAACTATACTACGCACATAAACTACACTACCAGCTTCTACCGTAATAATTGTATTGGTAGCATCAACATAATCAGGCTGTGTATCTGTTAAATAAGTAGCTGGTACAGTAAAATCAATGCTTGCGCCGCTTGTATTGTGTAATCCTACAATCTGGTTTTCTGGTAAGTCAGTTACTAATAAAGTATAGTTGATAGCTTTTTCAATATGCAACCCACCATTATCACCGCGCACTACTGAATAACCCGACGAATCTCTAAACACCAAATCACCTACACCTAAGTCATAAGATTTACCATTAATTACCTGAGTACCAGCCGTTGCAACTCTATAAAAGCTGGGCGTGGACATGCCGCTTAATGGCGGGCTATCTGTACTAGCATCATAAGAATCTGCTAAAACGGGCGATCCGCTTGGTGCAGCATCAAAATCACGACCAACATTTGAAATAGTAATCAATGCACCATTTCGAGATACTGAACCCAAGCAAACTTCGCCGATGATACTGCCAGTTGGAAATGCAGCGGTTGGTGCGGTTGCAATTACTATTTGTGTAGTGACATCGTAAAACGCAGCACCAGCAACCATGCTAGACATTACAAATTGCAGATAAACAAAGCCGTTAAATGGGTCTGGCAATGGTATGCCTGTTGCCACAGCTTCTTCACATGGGCGAATGGTATCACCCAAATTGTTTTTAATAAAGCTGATAAATACTGGCTTAGCAGTCGCCCATCCAGCCGACACATTAACGTTTGTACCTGATTGACTTAATTGCAATCCACGTAAAATCGCATTATCGTCAGGTTGGATGTTCAAAGCACCACGCAATTGATTGAAGTATTCAAAAAATTGGTCGTGGTAAACTATATCGCCGAGTTTATGATTGTTAATTCTCATTTAATTATCCTGTAAAGTTATCAACGCCAAGCCTTGATATATCAAGCTGCCAGATTAGTGTTATAGGTGTATAGACTAGTGAATATGCAAACTTGCTACCGTAATCTTCAGAATCGCCTGCAGCTAATTTGGCAGCCAGAGCCGTTTCATAATCCGAGTAAATCGAGGTATAAACGCATTTAATCTGATAATGGCGTGTTTTGCGGTCATACTCGTAGTTATATGACAATATCCGCTTAACGCCAGCAGTATCTAATATTCGCTGAGTAAATTCAGCTTTAATCATTTGGTGATCAATTGGCTTAACATTCGCCCACTTAATCCAGTCTGCGCCTTCCTCTGTATCTAAAAACCAACTGCGCTTCCAGAGATTAAGCCGTCGAGTGACAAGCTGCGCGGTTGCATCTCTACCATAAATATAGATGTCTTTACCCAGTGTAACGGGGTCAAAGTCATTATCATTATTAAGTTTGAGTATTTTTATCATGTTGCCGCCTGCGTATCTAGTGGACTGCCATCATCGGTGTATTTATGAGTGTGATTAGCCATCTCAACGCCACCAGCTTTGATACTTGGAGCGGATATTTGTGGCGCTTCAATCGGTACGCTGCAAGTCAATTTGCTAGCAGTGAGCTTTAATTCTGCACCAGAAACCATGCTAGTAATTGAGCTATCATCTAATTTAATATTAACCGTGTTGTCTTTATTACGTAAGCAAGTACCCGACATATCAAAATTGGCAATGGTTGTCTTTTGATTTGAAAAACCAACCAACGCAAAGCCATCAGATAAATCAAACCGTCTAGTGTCTTGCTCTTCTTCATTCTGCCCTGCGTACCAGTTATCAATGTTCTTTTCAGCAAAAATAATCAAGCAAGTATCTCCAGCTTTCACAGGAAACGTTAATCCAAAACCACCGCCAAATGGAAACTTAACAGGAACATCAAGGCTTGGCGGTATAGTTACGCTTTCGCCATTCTGCAATTTTACTTTGCCAACTGGCTGCACTTGAGCAGTTTGAGTTTGTGGATTGAATGAAATAATCTCACCAGGTAATGCAGTGTGTAAATTATTGACTAAGTGGCTTTTAATCTGCTCATCAACTAGTGAAAATTCATTGTTTGCTATTTGTTTCATATGTTAATAACCGATACTTTACAATCAAAATTATCTGAATGAGTATCGCAATCGTACTCAATTTTAATAATCTTATAATTACCATCTTTGTTGCTACTCGTTTTATGTTGTTTCTTCTTGCCTTCATCTTCTCGGTAGCTTCTTACAATTTTGGAGTTATCAATTTTCACAACTCCGTTAATCCGATAAAATGGATTAACTCTAGTATGAATTAAGTAACTAGTTTGTTTATCATCAATTTGCTCTTCGATTGGGTCAATTAATAAACTATCATCAACAATCACAACGTGATTTGTCAGTGCCTCCATATTACTCAACACCATCAAGCTGCCGTCTTGAATCGACCAATTCAGATTGTGATACTTGGACATATCATCAAGAACCTTGCGAGTTGGAGCGAATACTGTCCTACCTCTTACGTTCTGAGCCTTGACTGACTGCGTAAGTTTGCCCTGCTTGGTATTCGACATAGTCCGCTGCGCTTCGTTAATCACATCATTATGCGTTGATGAGGACTTAAAAGACTTCGCCATAAATGAATTTACATAGTCATTATGTCCATCACCCACCGTGATCTCAAAAATGCTATCAAGATTCTCACGTTTCAATGTATAGTGTACGATGTTGCCAGTAAAAATCACATTATAGCCATCAAGATACCCTACACTAACCGCAACTGATAACCCGTTAGCAGATAAAGCTGAGCGAGTGTCTTTATTTAGATTATAGAGCTTCAAAGTCGCAGTATTTGGCTTACTATCATTGTCTTTTGTTGCGTTTATTGCGATTCTCAGATTGTCCTTACTATCAATTGTAAACTGCTTACCAGTTTTATCATTGGTAATCATAGCTTTAATAACCCTGCCGAATAATCTCATAATGTCACCGCTTTAATTCTTACGTTTAAGTCGTTGATATTTGCATCAATGCCAGTTTGATCTAAGTCAATTAGAATCAGCGAGCCCAAACCTAGTTTACCGTACGGTGCGAATATATCGCAGCCGAGCACCAGAGGGATACCATTGAGCAAGTATTTACTATTATCAACATCAAAGATATTGGCACAAAAGCAACTACTGACAACGTTCCAGCGGATGGTGGCTAATATTTCCCGACCATCCTTTGCGTTGAATGACTGCTCAAAGTACGGTAGATCATTCTCTAAATCAAGTTCAAGCATTAGAGGTCTCCAATAGCGTCAAAATTAGTACTCATTCGCGCCGATTTAGTTCCCATAATACTACTTTGGATTTTGCTAGCGAAATTTGAGTTTTTTTGGTACGCAGCATTAAGTGTTGGCGTTGATACGGCTTGACTGGGCTTTTTGCCGACTTGTTTTTTTCTAGCTGCCACATGCTTTTTAGTGTCCTTTGGTTTAACTTCGCCAGTCTTGACTATGCCAAATTGCACCTCAGTGAACTCAATATCTTCCGTATATGTTCTGTACTTATCGGCTGAGTTCTCAAACGGTAAGCTAGTTAGCATGAAGTTATCCAGCTTTTCTTCATCAGTGTATATTGTTAGTAGCAATTTACGCTTTTGAATATCTCGCAAAGTCTGGTAAGCATTAATATGCCGAGTTTCGCCAAATTCCCCATGCTGAGCTGTGCGATTGCATAAATCACTAACAATGACAGTTGCTTTTAACTTTCGCGGGGTTAATCGTGCATGGTCAGTCATAACTTCGCCACTTTGCACAGGTGTGCTTGTTAATTCCAATGTATTATCAATGGTATAACTCGCCACCGCGTCAAACATTATAGTTTCGCTCTCTTCTGTTACTATTTTAAACACGGTAGCGCCTTCTAAAACTTGATTTACCCAGCAACACCACCATTTAAGTACGATCTTGCAACCCTGTTTCGTTTATCAATCTCAGCACTTACCGCTTGCGGGTTAGTCGCTGCATTAATCGTGTAATTATTAGTCATCGTTACATTATTAGGCTGTGATTGCTGTTTTACTACTTGAGGTGGTTGTTTTGCTTGTGCTGCATTAACTATAGCCACCTTACTGTTTTGAGCTTGTGCAGCAGTTACAGTTGGGTTGTAGCCTTTTGTTGCCTGGACCTGTGGCATTGCAGGAATTGAGGCATTAATTTTCTGCTGGGCTTGGACCATTGGATAATTTGAAGCTGTCGCAAAAGATGGCTGTGGCGATGATTGCCTAGCCTTCGTGCTATCAACTGTGGAGTTTACAGCAAGGCTGTTACCTCCGCTAAATACAGATTTGATATTATTCCATACGTCGCTAAACGCTTGAAATATTCCTGCAATTTTAGATATAACCCAGTCAATAGCCGAACCTATGGCGTCCTTGATAGCTATACCAACTTCCCCAGCGATTCTTTTTACATTATCCCAATTGGTATAAAGATAAGCAACACCAGCGGTTAAGGCAGCAACACCAATCACAATTGCACCAACAATCCAAACCATCGGATTAGCTAAGTTTGCCGCATTCCATAACCACTGAGCTGCGGTTAACAGCAAAGTCATTTTTCGTAAACTGCTAAATACTGTTATCGCTGTACTTATCGGCATAAATAATAAACCGATTCCAGCCATAGCTAACTTAAAACCAACCAACCCAGCGATTAAACCACCAATACCTGTAATTAATCCTTGATTGTTTTTAGCCCACTCACCAAATGAACTTACTAGAGGACCAAGTTTATCCATGATATTAATAATAGGCGGTAGCAACGCTTGACCTAATGTAATCCCTACATCAATTGCTTTGTTTTTGAATATCTCCATTTGCGCAGAAGTAGTTTTTAACTTATTTTGGTATTCTCTATCCATTGAGCCAGTAGCGGCTGCGCCATTAGCAAGTTCTAATTGACGACGATATTCACCAACGCTTCCAGCTACTTTAGCAATATCATCAGCATACTCGCGTCCAAATATTTCAGTCAGTACATTCAGTTTTTGAACCTGTGGCAATGCATTGACTTTATTGAGCACTTGCTGAATAGTACCAGTTGCATCAGTAACCATGCCTTGTTGAATAGCTTTAGCATTTAAACCAAGAGCAGAAAGCCCTTTAGTTGCTGATTTATTCGTGCCAGCTGTTGCTAAAATTGACATCAAAGCATTTGAACCAGTTGCTGCAATTTCAGCACTCGCACCCAAAGACAAGAACGTACTACCAAGAGCAGCGGCATCTTTAGCACTCATGCCTACGGTCTTAGCTGTACCGCCAATACGTTGCAATACATTGATAATATCGCTACCTTTTGAGATTGCATTATCATCAAGATAGTTAATAGTATCAGCAAGCCCACCGATTGATTTAATCGGAATACCGAATACATTAGAAATTTTACCCATCTGATCTGTTAATTCAGCAGCGGGAGCCTCAAAAGCAGTCGCCATTTTCACAGCTGTCTCAGTGAAGCCCATTAAGTCTTCTTTAGCTACATTCATGCGAGCGCCAGCCGTTACAATATCCGCAATTTCGTTAGCTGAAATGGGTGAACGTTTGGCAAGCTCTCTTATTTGATTTTCCATGCTTTTATACTCGGTAGTTAAATTACCAGAAGCATCACGCATTCCGTTTACTTGCTTAATAACCCCCGCCATGTGATCTTCAAACTTCACAGCTTTATCAATAATGCCAACCATTCCAACTGCTAAACCAGCAACTTCAAGCCCAGATATTTTATTATTTAATCCCTGGAATCCCATCTTAACATTATTTAATTTAGCGTTAATATTAGCCATGCCTTGATTTAACCCTTGCAGATTAACCTTGGTGCTAATGCCTATCATTAGCTCTTTTAAGAATTGCATGATTGAATCCTGTGTTGAATTATTGAATTTGTGAGCATGTTTATATTGAAGTCGTAAATATCACTTAGGCTGTAGATTGTCCAAGCCTCTTTTAGTGAGCAGTAATCAGGAATTACCGCCCACACTAAACCATCGGCCTGCTTGGGCAAATCGTCAGTGTCTATTTTTGGCTTTGGCAGTTTGCTACTAAGTTCTTGATAAGTGCCGACTTTTTTTCAATATCAGCCGTCTGGTACTCATTGAACATCTGAATCAGCGCAATAGTATCAGCAAGACTAGATTTTTCTGCATCGTAAGCTTCGCCATCAACCCAGATATTCTCTGACATCAACTTGAGTAATACATTGCGTGATTCGTCGCTCATGTCGGTAATTGGAGCAGAGCATTTGCTAATAAATTTTAAACCGTCCAAGGCGTTAAGTTTAGCAATAATCACCGATGTATCATCGTAGCTTAGTTTAATTTTTTCCATTATCCAATCATCCCAACAAGAGTATTAACGCCATTGATCGATGTTTCAATTAAATCTGTACCGCTACCGTGCGTTGGCGAAATTCGCTCAAAATGCAGCGTCCAAGTTTTAGCACCAGGGGCATCACCTGTCGTGTCATGTTCAATTTCTGGAGCAGTCTTAACCACTCCACCACTGAACAATGTTTTTTCATCAGAATCAGGGGCTTCAAAACTGCCAGCAATTCGAGGTGCTTTAACTAAGCGCATGGCTTGACTAATTGAGTTTAAATAGCTGTTTGATTTGCTATTATGAGTTAACTCAAATTCAAGTGTTCCAGCTTCGCTCGGGTTGATCACGTGCGTTGTTGTTTCGCCGTGATTCTCTTCTTTGACTCTGTCGTCGTCGTACTTGATTTTAATCTTACCAGCAAAGCCAGTAATGCGCTTGCCGTTAATCATTAATATATGATTCTTTGGATTGTATGTGGACATCTTAATTCCTTTTCTATTGAAATAGGCTTTGAAAGCCTATTTGTTCAAACCAGTTATTTATTATCTAATGTAAACGCCTTCGGCTGTGAATGAATGAATTGCACCACTGAGCGTAGTAGCAAATTGAATCAATGTTGCTTTACGCGCTTGACGATCTGCGGCTGTTTGCAATCTAACCGGGGTTGAGATAACCTCATATCCATCAGTCATAATATCGCCAACAGAGTAACGCCCTAAGTTAACCTGACTCTGTAAACCACGCCCGATAGTGCCGTTATAAACGCCTAACTCCAGAGCTTTAATAACTTCATTACGTGCTGCCGTCATTCCATCTTCAGTTTGAGCAATTTTAGGGAATCTACGCCCAAGATTAATCAAGTTCTCTTGAATCTTAGAGTTCACCCAGTCTGATTGATGAATCTCATCAAGATAAGATTTATCACCAGTAAAACTATGGAAACACATCGGCAAAGTGTCCATGTATGCATAGAATGTGTAACCCTTGGCTTTAAGTGCCGCGGCTTGTGCGTTGCTTAAATCAAGCGCAGCTACGCCGTATAATGTTTTCCAGTGTAGCGTGTAGCTAGTATCTTTACCCGTCAAATCAACGCAAGCCATATAAGCAAATCCAGCTATATAAGCATAATCATTGCTAGTGTGATAAGTAAAGCAAGTTGTTTGTAATTGTAACGGGTCTGATACTGAGCGCAAATCGGTTGTTAGTGCAGCATCAATCGCATCAACACCGCTATAATTAATTCCAAAAATAAATGGGCGTACAGTTAAGGTCCAAGACAAAATAGCAGCAATTTGCAATGGAGTTTGTAAGCTTAAAATATTAATTGAGATGCCACCAAAATATGCGCTGGTGTAATTAGCCCATAAAGTGTTTAAAGCAGTAACTACGTTTGGTTGTGCCACAGTATCATAAGTATAAATACTAAATGGCTTACCCGTTGATTGAACTTTGGGATTGCTAAACCATACTAGAGCGGCTTTGTACTCTTCTGACAAGCTACCGAATACAGTTGACACATCAGCCAATGTATAATAATCCGTTGGCTTTGGCGCGGCTGGTTGGCTAACAATATCATCACTGATAAATAAAAACCTATCGAATGACTTACCAGCAAAAGCAGCCTGCGATAATGTGCCGCTTACCGCTGCGAGTTGATTGGGAGTAATAGACATTACTTAATATCCTCTATAAAATTTTGATTAGTGTTAACGTTCTGAATCTCAACTTGCTTGTATTCAGCAATTGAATTAACTATTATGATCGTGAAATAAATCTGAATTTCTACTATTGAGCGATTAATCCATTTTTCATTGATCAACTCTTTGAAATTTTGACTAAACTCACATTTGCCAACGCCAATTCCTAATTCATTCTGGATTAACTTACCCATATCGCTAAATAATTGATTCTGTAGCCGAGTTGGTAGCTCTAAAGCCTTGGCAATCTCAAAGCCCAGAAAATCAATCTGGAATTCAGCTAAATATTGATTAGTGATTGTTTCGTTAATGTCATTGATAACATTCCCAACTGTGTCAGTCTTAGCCATCATCTCAATATTTGGCGTGCCAAATTGCTTAGGTGGCTTGCTTAGTTCAATGTAAATAACTGGTATATCTGGACTTAGCGGCATATCTTCTTGAGCTGTGTATACCGTCTTATCTGGCATATTGAGCGTAAGCCTTACCAGATCAGCTACCTTTTGAGTAATATCCATGCTTTACACCGTATATTCAATAGTTAAGTAAGACCCCATGAAATTAGTCGCTAGTGTTATTGTTATCTCACCGTTTAAGCCGATAGTTATCGGTGCATTTGGCTGTACGATGTTACCCAATAAATCAATAACATCAGCTTTAATTATGGTTAATGGGGTTTCAGGCAGTACCACTAAATTATTTGGCAGTATCGAGGCCTTAAACGTTTTGTTATTCGCAGATACAGTCTCATTACTCAACTGAATGAATGTTGCGTGAGCTTCCCAATAACCACCAAAATCCTCAGCGTTGTAAACTCTGTATTTTCTGCCGTTCCAATCGATAACATCAGCGAGGTAGTCTTTATCGTATGCAATGATTCTATCGAGTGAGAATATAGCTATATCATCTTGATTAACTAAACCCTTTGTTTGATTCTCAGCATAACCAGCATTTTGTTTTGATGATGGCTGTATAGAACCGCGCAATGCTATGCTTGTTGTTGCTATAGTGTTGGGCTTGCCGTTGGCTATTCTGTCAACTTTTGCGCGTGTTACTGTAAAATTTTGCACAACATCAGGGTGATAGATAGCAGCAGCAATCTGAGTTAATAATCTAGCTGATAACATTATTTTTTATTCCTTACGATGCCACGGATTGATTGTCTTAGCTCGCCAGTGTCAATTAGTGGAGCGCTTGAACCCTTTTGCTTTACTGTGCTTGGTGCGTTTGCTTGCCAGCTGTTATTAGTGAATTTGGACAAAACATCATTTTGAACAACTATAGCCAATTTCTTAAGACTTGGAATAATTGAAGACTTAAGAACTGTGTTGTTGATCTCATTAGTTAAAATATTGGCATATTTACCTAAATTCTCATTAAGCGTACTTGCTAAAAAACTACGCTTTGGAATATTATTTCTAGGGCTTCCAAATTCATGAATCGCTGCAATATATGCCTGGCTGGCACCGTCTTTATCTGGTGCAGTTTCAGGAACACCTACCGCCACTTCATTACGAGCTAATTCAGTCAGGTATTTGGTTAGTGCGCTTACATTGTTCTGAATTGTTGTTATTGTAATATTCATAATATACTACCAACTTTTGACGGAGCATATTTTGTTGCATTATTATTAAGTGCCTGTGCGTAGGTTCGTAATATCTCAAGATAACGCTTGCCATATATTGACGCGTTGAATTCTTTGAAGTAATCGGAATTACCTGAGTTGGTGCTACTTGAAGTTGTGTCCTCAATGTCAATTTGCCCTACTTTAACTTTGCCCGCGCTAGTCCCAGTTGGCGCAGTTAGAGTTATCAAATTACCAGCAAGATCATATTGCGGTAATGTCGCTATCCAATGAGCAGTAACAAACCCCTGTGCTAGATCTTGGCTTGGTGCAATGCTAAATTTTAAAGGTGGCGTTGTTGTAAATGGTACTGCATCATCTAAGTATATTTGCACCCTTACATCAGGTACAACATTAAACTCTGGGAATCTAATGCGAAAATTTGCTAAAGTTAACATGGCTTACTCGAATGTAAAAGGCTGATTATTTTCTTTTGCTGTGAAGTACGCTAGTAACTTATCAATTATAACCTCATGATTAGAATCAATCAAGTTCACAATGAAGTTCCATGCGGTAGTTGCATCACTATGCATACAACCAATCGCCAACTTAGCTATATTGGCTTTATCAATAGATAAGTCCCGAATAGTTGCTTGATATATTTCATCTAATTTATCTTTTTTGATTTTGCCAGCAATCACTTGATTTGCACATTCATATAGCTTAATTACTACGGCGACGTCGTTAGCATTGTTCAGCTCTTCAGTGTCTTTAGATAGATTAATCATGGCATTTTTACTAATCAGCGTTAACTCCTCAGCCGCGATTACGCCATCAACATACTTTTTAGCAAGTGAAATATAAGTATTAAACTTATCATTTAGTTGTTCCGCATTCAATCCAGCAATCCAGCAGATAAACCGATGTAAATCTGTTTCGCCCATGTAATCAACGCGAACAGGCAACCATAGCAAATGATTAAATGATAATTTGTTCCGGTATGAAGTTAAAAACTCCGTTACGCTTATCTCGTCCTCGCCGTGTACGCTGGTTTCGCTTAGCTTTTCTGGCGTGTAACACGTGCCAAGTTGTTTGTACATCGCTATAGAAATTTTTCTCATTTAAATCTCTCTCCAAAATTATTAATAAAGGCCAGTGTTTAAACTGACCTCTATAATCACTCTGATTATTGT